GGTTATCCCAATATTTTGTTTTAAAAAAAATTACATTCCCCCCCCCCCCCCCCCCTTAACATCAGACCTGTACGCATTCACAGCAATGTCTAAATACACAGATGGTTGCCTCATCCTATCGCTGATAGCATCGCATTTCCCGACATTGTAAATGGTATGCATAATGAACATAAAAAATTTTCACGACGCATTCAGGGATAAAGAAACCAACCTGCAGATGATCGAAGCACTTCGCTCACCGGACGAGGTTGGTTCTGTTCTTAGAATGCACTTATATTTAGAGCGAGTGATAGAGGCGTGGGTAGCTGCAGTTACCGACAATCCTAAAGTTTTTGCTAGTCAATCAGGCTCTTTATTCAGTTTCAGTGCAAAATTAGAAATTGCAAAAAACTTTGATCTTCCAAGCGATCTTTACTCAGCAATTAAAATGATTAATAAAATAAGGAATGACTTCTCTCATAAAATAAACAAAAAAATTGATGAAATTGAAATAAAAAACATAGAGAACACATTAAAAAAATCGAAATACCACAAAGACATACCGTCATTAACCAGCATGAGTTTTATTCTTGATGGACACAGGAAAAGCTATAAAGAATGTGATAATAAATTCAAATTTTGCACTATTTGTACTTTTATCATAGTAAGTTTAAACCATCACACACTTACAAGAGCTGGCATATCTACCCCAGTAGGTTTTAAATTATAGCTTCTATCCACCTGGGGTTGTGGTGAAAAAAATATTAATATTCTTCCCCCCTCACAACCTCTGGCAACTCAGCTCGCCAAGTGTTGAGCGTGGTTATCTGACCGGCGCAGATTTGCAGTGAGGTTTGAAACGACAGCGTGTAACTGACCGCATCGCCCCATGTGTCGCCGTCCAGTTGCGGTTGCGCGCATGGGGTGAAGACGGATTCAGGAGGAAGAAGGAACAGCGGCACCGGTGGTGGCGCTGTTGGCCGGGCGCAGGAGCTCAAGCACAGCACCAGGCATCCGCTTAGCAGCGCAGGCGTCATTTTTAAGTGCATCACGTAATTTCCTTTGAGCAGCATCGCGCTGCTGGCGCAGCTGCTGTTCCTGTTGCTGCTGAGCAGCCATCAGCGCACGGTTCTGCGCGTCCTGTGTCTGCAGCGTGGCAATAAGCCCCGCCTGCTGTGCCAGCGTCTTTTGCTGCTCGGCTGATTGCTGCCGCGCCAATTCCAACCGGTGTGAAAGCAGCGAGCTATATCCGCCCAGGCAAATCAATACGACCAGCAGGAGCAAAAAGGCCTGCCGGCAAGCTTGCTCACCCAGTCGGCCATGATTGCCCCCAGGTGCACACGGTGTTTTCCACTTCGCGGCGAGTGACAAGCCCTTTCCACTCCTTGCCGCCGGCATACTTCCAGCGCTTCAGCTCGTTGCATGCGCCAGCCGGGTCGCCGGCATTCAATTTTTTCAGCATCGTTGAGCCAATAAACGCATACGGGCCGACGTTGTAGGAAAATGAATAGATGGCGGCGCGCTGGGTTTCGGTGGTTTTCACCTTAATAGCAGGATCTACGACCCGGGCGACTTTCTGCAGGTCTGATTTCAACAACGCATCACATTCTGCGTCGCTGTACCGCTTGCCCTGAACGATGTCGGCGCAGGTGTGTCCATCGCAGACTGTCAGAACGCCGACAACATCTCGGTACGCAACATAGCGGCGCCCCTCTAACCCGTCGTGTCCGCCTAACATCACAGTAGCAATTGCAATCGCTCCGCCACCGCCGGTTATGGCTGCGATAATTTTATTTCTGAGTTGTGGGTTCATGGTTTCACTCACTCATGGCTCTGTATGCGGCCTTAGCTCGTTCTTTGTCATAGCCGACGGCTGTCAACTTATTGACCAGTTTGCGTTTGTAATACCAGTTCACTCCCGCAGTAAAAACGGCGACCAAAATCCCCACCAGCACCGCCCAATCTTGCAAGGTCATGGCGCCGGCGGCGGCCAGCAGAGAAGCGACCCAGTACGAAATCTGGGAGCTGTATTTATCCATCCTCATAACCTCCCCCTGTCGGGGTTACCCCGATCGTCGGGTGATGAAATAGAAAAGCCCGGCGAGTACCGGGCTATGGTGAATTTTCTGGTTTTGGGTATGGCTTCGGACTGAACAGTTTTGTATTAAGTCGCTTGCGCGCTCGTTTGTTCAGGAAGCGGATATAGCGGAACTGGTTGAATGTGTGTGCGGTCGCCCGATGGGCGTTTTCCTGCAAATAATTGCCACGGCTACCGGCTTTACGTCCTTTCGTGGTCATGGCGATCTTGTGATACCACTCGTCATCCAATTCGTAGAACGTCGTTTGATGGCTGCCCACATAATCAAAATTACTTGCCTGGTACACAACGCCGAACCGGCCGCAGCGCTCATCGGCAAACGTCTGCACCCACTCAACGGCGGGATAGAGCAGCTTGATTGTTTTCAATGCATAGCTGATTGCGCGGGATTTGGTATTGCGTGGCATCCGGTCATGTACCCATAGCCGGTTGAGCTCCATGTATTCGCGGTTGCCGGTGCCAGCTACGACACGCGCCCCGCTGCTCGGGTTCATCGCATAGCCCCATTGCATGACGCCCACCAGCTCCCGACCGTCGAAAATACCCAGGTGCAGATAGGAATTGTTCACTACGCGCTTGCTGTAGTGAAAATGGCTTATCACCAGACGCGCCAGCCAAACGGGGATCGTTGCGACGTGGAGATCGTCACATCCATAACCCACGGTTTCGCCAGAGTAGACGATCGGCGCCGCCTTACCGCTGGCGCGTGACACAATAGCATTAACGTGATTTTTCAATGTCAAAGCACTCCAATATAGCGGCGTGCTCGTGACCTTTTGACGCGGGTACGCAGCCCCGGAAAGCGGTAACTTTCCGGGGCACCCATCAGAGCGTAGAAAATAAAAAACCCGCACAAGGCGGGTCAGAGATAAATTAATTTGTTTTCCTAAATAGCCAAAGTTGGCTCGAATAGCATTTCTTTGAGTCTGTGCGGCATCCAAACGCCAAGGCGTTTACTAGCTTCTTGCTGCGATTTAGATAGCTTGAGTAAAAAACTTTCTCCGGGATAGTCACCGCAAAGACCGTCATAACTCACATGGACCATTCCATCGGGATCGGTTTTTTTTGCAATGAACACGCGACTAACAAGGGAAGTTAATTTTCCACTCGCATCGAAATAATTAAATTTGATGAAACGAGCTGGTTGGTAAATCTCAGGATCAAACATGCCGAAACCTCACAAGGTTTAAAGCACGTCCTGCGCTTTGAATGAAAAACCCGCTCGATGGCGGGTTTCTTTTGAATTTGTCGCTGCGGATACTACTTCGCGAAGCTTATATCAATTTAAGCATTTTCCGCGCAAAGTCAACGGTTAAATCTCGTTTTATCTACTCCGAACACATCACTCATTGGCCGATAGAGCATAAACTCTGCTGCCTTTACCCATACCGCGACGCGTGTTTCGCAGGTGCGCATGCACCACTCTGGGCGTACATCATGCAGATCAGCGGCCAGAGCCTTTAGGCTTTTGCCGCGGCCCATATAACGCTGCTGGATGATGTATTTTAAACCCGGGTCATTAAGTAGGGCTGCACCGATCACCCCATCCATGATTGCCGCCTCTTTGTCGGTGCAAAACGCCAAGCTGCTCTTTTGCTTCCCCTCTATAATATCGAGCAAATATTGGCGCAATTCCTCCTGCTCACCCCCTGCATTTTTCAGATGCTTGAGCGCCTGGGTGATCTCTGCCTTCGTCACCTGATTACTGGCCAGCAGCCGATTGAACATGTTGCCGGCCCTGCCGAAACTTTCCATCCCTGACCAGCGGCCCCACATTTTTAGACGCCCTTGGATCCAGACTCTTTCCAGTGCACGCAAATGCAGTTCTTTACCGTCGCCTTTGCCGACATTGTCGGGATAGATCATAGCTTTCCTTCCTTTCTCAAAATTTCTTGCGTACGTAGAACACCTTCCGCGTGCATCAGCCAGGCGTCGTTCGAGTCAATAAAGCGTGTGCGCCGGTCTATTTCGTCATGGCATGCACTGCATGCCCACGCGGCCTGTGCGTCGTCAGGTTTGATTGCAGTGCCGCAGGTACCAGCCAGCCGGTAATGTGCTGCTACCGTGGTTTCAGGGTTGAAATTGCAGATGCCAGGGATCCGCACCTGGCAATCCCGGTCGCGGGCCTCGTCGGTTAATTTACTCATGCGGCAAAATCCATCAGTTGCGCTGCGGCATTCTCAGCCTCGGCGATCGTGGGAAATGATTTGTTCAAAATGAAGGTCCACAGCACGTTGAGCGCTGCGCGATAAAGATCGTTGAATTCGAGCTCATCCATTTTTGCGAACGAAATGGAGCGCGGCTCACGTAGCGTTGAGCCGTCGGGAAGTTCGAACAGGTCATAATGCCCCGCTTCGACGGTCACCCATCGGCGGAAGGCGTGGAAGGATTTTGCAATAGTCAGGCGATCGGCGCGCTTCTCGGCCACCAGCTGCAAGTATTCGTCGCCCAGCGCATAGAAAACGCCGGCGTCGTCAACATGTGCGGCCAAACGGTTGATATAGCCGCGCAAAAACCGGCGCTCGAATAGCGACACTGCGCCGCCGGTAGGCGTCCAATATTCGAAACCAAGATTAAGGAGAGAAAAGAATTTACGATGCAGTCCGGCATTGCGGACACGCTTAAATTCACCGGTGACGATTGCCCCCAGCTTGAGATTGTTCGTGACAAAATCAACCGTGTCGGGCGTCGCCGGCACGAGGATCCCGCCTTGGGATTTGTAAAACGAGTACTGCGCCATTTTCGTCTCCGTGGTGGCGCAGCAGGTGATCAGCTGTTCAGGCTGATGAATTGTATTCTATATCACTTTCTGCGGACGTCGTACCCCATGCGCTGGAGCAAGACGATCATGAGCTCGGTATCTGCGATGATTTGCTCATCCTTGAGTGGCAGAACGGCGCTAACTACTCCGTGAGTCAAGTAAACCAACGCCCGTCCATTGTCGGGCAATAATTCAGCAACTTTATGTTTTTCAATCATTATATTTTTCTCCGACATTCTCGGATTCCCTTCGTATCGTAATTATTACATCAAAATACTGTACATATAAACAGTATTTTGATTGTAAAGCACAATCGATGAACTGTGTTGGGGCCTCTAGCTGACACCCACTTCTGGAGCAGTCTAAACACTTAACGAACTCAGACTCTGAACCTAGCATTGCTCACAAAGCAAACAGTGTCGTGTTCAGTCATGACTCTAATAGATGAACGATGCCACACCTTAAAAATGACACGCGTGCAATTTTTAATAGAACGATATACAATTATAAAGCTATATATAATCTAAACATGGATGATGCTCCAGACAACTTATACATAAGAGATAGCTAGATGAGTAATGAGGATTTATTAACATATGTATGGATTTCCTTAGAAAATTTCAACCATTCCATACTTAAACAAGAGCCTGTATTAAAAACTTTATTACCTATAGCGACAGCATTCTTAGGCGTATTACTAGGTTTATTCACTAATACAATCAAAGAGTATTACGCTAAAAGGAAGCATGATGCTACTTATAAAAAATTATTCATCGACGAGGTAAAGATAATCATTAGTGATATGGAGTTTTTATTACCTAAACTCTACTCCTTCATGGATAATGTAGTTATAAATAAAGAGTTAAAAAACTTAATATACGCGCCCAAAATAAGCAAGCTTGGATATGAAGAGTTTTACCCGAAGGTGGTTCACTTATTTAGTGTCGATGAGAAAAAACTAATACGAAAAATATATAATGATGTAGGAATGATTAACGATAGAATTAATGATTTCTCACTCACAATAGAAAATAAAGATAGCCACATGGAACATATAAAAAAGTCAGGTGCATTTTGCATCGACTGCATAGGCATGTATATTGACTGCAAAAAATTAATTAGCGGAGAACTTTCTAAGGTAATAACCAATGCAGATGTCCTAAATGAACTAAATATAAAGAGTGCGTTTTTTGATGGTTACAAAAGTTACATTAAAGATGAGGCCACACAAGATAAAGTTGAAAACAACTCGACTCAACAAGAGATTAAAAAAAGACAATTTGAGACAAAATATTAAAACAATAGATACTAAAAAAGTAACAAAAAATAGTTTCTTTAATTCCCAAAAACCAAGATTCACTACTGGAAAATATCAGTTTTCCAGTAGTGGGAATAGGTGATTTATAAATTTTTTTTATGATTTATAGATCCTTTTTCAATACCTGACCAAACAGCTTATGCATGTGACAGAAACGAAGTTCTACGGGGTTGAAGTGCCACAGCGTCTTGTCTGGCTTGGTTTTCCGCCCGACAGGCCGGTAATTCACATCCCCCAGCTCGAGGAATCGCTCTGTTGCACTTTTGAGGTGATAACGCGCTTCGTACCCCTTCCCCGTTCTGACGATATCGACGTTCGGTACCCCCCCCCCCCCCGATATTTCACGAGATCCGTAGTCTGTCTGGGCGATTGTATGAGAAGGAAAGAGGAAGGGATTTTGCGCAGAAATTACTGGGGCATACTTCCGAGATTATGACGCTGAAATACCTCAATACAAGGGGGAAAGAGTTCGTAATGCTGTAAAAGACCGAATATCAAAATTCG